TATTAACATTAGCGGTATAATGAATAGTATTACTAACAAACAATGCAGTATTCTGTGCATAGTTTATTGCATTAGCGGCATAAGTTGCAACAGTATATAATGCATTAGAACCAACTGGAGTTGTTGCTAATAGAATTTGTGTTCCTTTTGATGTATCGGTATATGTTTCTAGTGCAACATAATCCATCTTTGCACCACCAGAACCAATACCAGAACCGAATCCAGTAGCACCATATCCATTGCCACCAAATCTTACTATGGTGTCTCCCGCTTGAGTTGCAGAAGGTGATGCAGCTGTTCCTCTCATTGAACGACCATTGAATAGTGCATATGTACTATTTGATGCACCAGCAGAATCAAGAATCACTTTGGCATTGTAACCATCTTTACCTGTCAACTGCAACATAGTACCGTCTGCAATAGGTGCTTGAATTACACCATTTGCAGATCCGATAATATTCACAGCTGCTGATGTTGCTGCGAATGATGAGTTGTTCATTGTGATTGAACCACTCAATTTAATCTGACCAGCAATATTTACTGTATTAGTTGCATCAATGATGGTAATAGTATTACTAGTAACAATGTTATTATTACTTGCATATAATACAGAACCGGATGTTCTTCCCCATGCTGGTTGTGGTATAATACCAACTTGGAGTATACCCATTATGGCATCATTACTTAATACTTTAGCAATCTGCACCGGAACATTTGCACCCATAGGAGCAGTATTTGTTGCAACACCAGGTGTTGTTGATAAGAATATAGTATCACCATTATTGAATGATGATAAATTTAACCTATTAACAATACCAGTAGTATAGATGAAACCATATGCACCATTTGCAATAGTATTTTTAACAAATCCCGCAACTACAGAGTTTGCATAGTTTGTTGCATCCGCTAATACAATGTATGGTATTGCATTTGGTGTTATTGCACCCGCAAGGCGCACCCAAGAACCACCAGTAATAGATGCACCAGTACTATTGAATACTCTTTCATATATTGCTTTACCTAGAAGTGGTCTATCATTGATAATATCTGTATCCATAACAAGTGAAATATCATTTGCAGAATACCATACTTGACCAGATGTTTGTGTTGGTGCTACCGATTGTGCGAACCATTGAATGGTGTTTGCTTGTGAAGTTACTGTAGTAATATTAGAGAAGAAAACATTACCTTGTGCAGTATTACAAGATAGTGTTCCATTAACTGTGATGTTTTGTGAGAATGTTGCATTATTGGAAGTAACATTATTAAATGAAACAGAAGTTCCTACTGTATTTGCAACAAGATTACCAGTAATAGTTAAATTATTTAGGTTGATTGTGTTTGTATTGGCAACATAATTATTTTGAATAAAAGTGTTTGCTACATCTGTATATGATTTAGCAGAAGCAAGTGTTATAGTATCATTTGATCTTACGAATACATTAGATGCTGGATTAGATCCATCTGATAATGTAATAATTCCAGAAGTTGCAATATTACCTGCAAAGAATGTATTACCAGAAACATAAAATGTATATCCATACGATGTTAATGATCCAATTGATGTGTTACCATTATTATCAATGGCAAATGGAGATGAATCTGAAGGATAATCATCATTAACTAACAACGAATAACTATTTCCATAATTATTGATTGTTAATGCTGGAAAAGTGGCATAATATGAATTTGTTGGTATTTGATTTATTATTGTTGGTCTTTTAAATGTTAACCAATCTTCATTAAATGTTGCTCCAATATTTGCTGATGTTGTTCCACCAACAATAAAATTAATGTTTGCACCATAGGATGCTGTACCGATAACTAAATTTCCTGTGTGTGATAAACTATTTGGACCAGAAACATACAGATAACCATCAAGGGGATACATTGAGGAATAATTAGGATCACTAAATTGTGAATTATTGATACCTAAATCAATATAATTATTGCTGTTTGTTCCAACATCAGAAGTTAATACAACATCAGCAGAACCAGATGAGGTAAAGTTCTGGAAATTTGCTTGTAAGTATGTTACACTATTACCAGAAAACTGTGCGATAGTGTTTGGAAATAGTATTGGATTAGCACCAACATTTAATGGGTTGTTTGAGTATAACCCTTGTGCTAATGAAGTTGCTGATATTTTTCCTGTTACACTAGTGGGAAGGTCAACACCAACTAATATAGTATTAGATGTGTTTGATCCTAATGTTATCTGATTTAACTCTGAAATCTTTATAGTACTCATCTATTATCCTAGTATTAATATGTTGCCATCTTCTGTTGTTAATATGTTACCATCTTCAGTAGTGAGTTGTGGTATGTATTGTGTACCAACTGGACCAAATATTCTCACACAACTTGTTGGTCCGAATGTTCTATTAACTGCTATTAATGAGTTTGATATAGCAGGTAAATTTGGTGAAACTACAATAGTTTCATTGATGTAGTTAACACTAATTACAGTAAATATGGTACCATTTCCTGTTATCTTAACAGTATCACCAGCATAAACTATATCTTTTAATGGATATGTAGGATCACTATACACACCATTATTCATTATATCATATGCACCCGTTAATACCTTAATATTTATAACGTTAGATCCAGAGTTTGCTTGGACATAAGCAACGTTGGCATAAGTCAACCAAGTATTATTTTGTAGTGTTACAGTATTGGATGTATAATCAACTGAATTGACTTCACATTTTACATATGGACCATTAGCTGTTGTTATTTCTACAATATTGTTGGTGGAAATAAACGTTGCAATATTAGCACCAACTAAATTACTAAATGTAATAATATTATTACTCTTATTTGTAAAGTCAGTAACCATTTTTACAGTACTACCAGCATAACCAGTATAATCTGCTAATGGTAAACCAGTAAATAATGCATCCTGACTATGGAAAGAGTAGTTACTTTCGGTTTCCATTGCATATCTTCCCAGAACATTAGTTCCAGATGGATGCAATAGATTCAATAATATTTCGCGATACTTTGCAATTTCCTTATTAACGGTTATTTGGTAGGTATAATTATTATATACCTCATTCTGTAACACGGTGAAAGAACTTGGTTGTCCTTGTGTATTCAGATATTGACCCTGACCAACAACCAGACCATTCAAGAATACTGCACTTGCTTTTGCTGTACCATCACCATAACTAGCAAACCCTTGGATATTCAATCCAGTAATTAAAGGATATTGACTTTCATAACCAATTGGAACCTTATTAGCAATGTTAATTACAATATTATTTCTATCAATCTTTAATGGTAGTGTTGGATCTGGTATAGATGTATATTCAAACAATCTTAAATTATAAAGTGTTTTTGTTGGATCTACATCAGGTATTAATAAAGTGTATGAATCTACAAAGGCAATGTATGAAGAATTATTACTATTAATGCCTTGATATATTATATCACCCTTTATTGGTGGTTTAGTCACCAATATATTAGATACTACAATGTCTTGTACTTTAAGTGAAACGTTTGGTGTTGCAATATAATCTTCACCAAAGTTCAATATGTTAATAGATGTTACTGCTCCTGCTCTATCTGTTATTGAAGATAGTCTTGCACCAGCACCTAATATTCCAGTAACTGTTATAATGGCACCTGATGCACCAACATTTGATGATTTTACAGATACTGTTGGTAGTTGTATATCATATCCCATTCCACCTAAAGGATATATAGATTTACCTTGTATATAAGAAATGCCTGTTATGGAACCACTTGAGTCAACAGATGTGACATTTGCAAATGCACCATAACCAGAACCACCAGAAAACACTATCGTATCATTTGCATGATATCCAGTACCACCACTGATTATTTGTATTGGGGATAATATACCAAATGAACTTATTAGAGTATTATTTAAAGTATCATTTGAATATATTGATTGTGCTGCTATATCGGGTTGGTTCGTTATTCCACCACCCTGATTCGTTACCAATACCGATGAAATTGGATATGTGGAGAAAGATATAAAAGATAAACTATTTGCAAATGATGTATTTGCATTTGATGTTGGGTGACCAGATAAGAAACTAAATGTTGTGTTACCAATAGGAACATTTTTACCTAACCCAATAGCATTGGTGGGCATATATGTAACATTTGCAATTGCACCACCAGCAGAGTTTGCAACAGTGATTACTGCTCCATGTGCTGATGTGTTAACAGAATTTACATTTGCTGTTATACCCAAAACACTATTAGCAGCAACTCCTATATTATACCCAACTGCAATGATTTTACCATTAGCATCTACAGACGAAACGTGTGCAAAATTATATGGGTTAGAGTTAATTACTACATAAATTGGATCATTATTTTGATACCCAACTCCACCATTAGATATTGTTATGAGTGGTAATAAATATGGTGTTAATGAACCAACAACCGCAGAGGGTGTTTTAGCACCACTATTTAAATTGGAGAATGATATAACTGTGTTAGGATCATTTCTATATCCAAACCCACCATCATCAACAATAATACTTTTTACACCACCAGTCGTAGTTTGTCCAACAACTGCTGATGCACCAATACCTGTTGATGAATTCAAACCGCCATATACAACTACTGGATCACCAGACTTATAGAATGATCCTCTATTCTTGGGGTCTATATTTATTTGACTAATCTGACCAACGATTTTGGCACGTAATGTTTCAGCACCAGGTGTGTTAGCAGATACTTGAGTTCCATTTTTAAAATATACTGGTTGATTTGCATTATCTACAACAATAATATATTCACCAGATTGAAAGAGTCTTTCAATATTTGAAATGAATACTTCTGTTTTTGTTCCAGATATTGTAGAGTTTTCTATAGTAGCAATAGATTTGGTTGATTCACCAAATATTCTATAATTGCTTATATTTAAGAAGTTAGGGTCATCTGTTGCCAATCTTAAACTTTTAAATACAAACCACGTTCCAGCAGATGCTCTGAAAACAAAATCTCTTGTGTTGAATGATTCAAAATCAGAATCATATAATATTCTAAAAAGGAATTCAAATGATGGGTTAGTTCCCTTTGTTTTGTATAATTCTCTGGCAAATCTTATTAATCTGTTTTGATCTATTAATACATCTTTTGGAAAATTCTGTAGAAAATCATTAACATAATAATCTAAAAATTGTTGTGTTGTAGAATCAACATCTTGATATGTTAAGATATTTTTACTAAAATCTAAGACATTACCATTTTCTTCCATCCAAGAATAGTATGCCTTTATAAATGCTACAAAATTAGCATAGTTAGGATCATCCCTGATATACTCAGGAAGTTGAGATGGAACGAATAGAGAAGTTTTTTGTATACTATCCATCATTACGATTTTGCTGTTATACTAACTGTAATTGCATTTGGATCAAAAGGGTCAACTGTTATTATTTTATTACGTCCAGAGGATATAATAGTTGTCGTTGGATTAACAGAAATTGCAAGTTGTCCTAATGGGTTATCTATCTCAATTGGAGAGAAAGAATTTAATGTCACGATACCATTTACATAATCCACTGTACCAATGTTTGGATTCAATATAGTTTTTGCTTGTTGGTCATTATTATAATATGATCTTAATGTTCCATACTGACCTTCTAATATAACTACAGCAGCAGCGTTACGTCCTGTTGTGTCTGATGAAGATGGAGTTATAGATGCTATAGCACTGGTGTAATTATTTCCTGATGTCAATACAGAAATTGATTTTATTGTTCCATTATCATTAATAACTGCTTCTGCTGTTGCACCTTGTCCATCCCCCAGTATAGTAACAGTTGGTGCATACTGATATCCGAAACCTGCATTGGTTACTTGAATTGTTGAAACACCTCCAGTTGAAGATGGGATTTCTTCAATATATACACCATCAATAATGTTTGCAAGGTTGGTTGGATCTCTAAATTGTACCGATGGGTAACTTGATATACCACTCTGGAACATTCCTTTCTGTAAAGGTATGCCGAAGAACATGTTGTATGTAGTTGGTGTAGTTAGGTTAGGATATATTTTCTTTTGTAATTTTATTGATATTTCGTTTGCTATAATAGATGGGTTAGCATTCTTTATAGCAATCATCAAATCACTTGATGAGAATGTTGAGTTAAATGTGTTTAGGTTTGTTGTTGCATAATTGCTTATTGTTGCAGTAACAAGGTTCTGTAAATCACTAGAACTTAAATTTGTTTTGGATGGATCATACAATACACTAACATCAATTTTGATGTATGTGTAGTCTGGATCTACAATTGTAGGTACTACGGTCATCACAGAAATAGGTGCAAGTACTTGGCTTACTATAGTAGTCTTCTGAGTGTCTGTTAATGTGTAACCACCAGTAGGTTTCAAACAGATATAAACAACACCATACGATGGAGGATTATTTTCCTGTCCACCCCACACATTCACGGCATCAAATGTAACACCAATATTATTTTGTTGTATAAGTGTAATATAATCGTCTTTTGTTACAGCACGATTTTGTGCAGCAAATGCTTTAGGTGCTTGGAATTTTATAGAAGAAATGGATTCTTTTTCAGTTCCTGCTGATGCTGGAGTCTGTCCATATACAGTAGTATTGGTGAAACCAGATACAACATCCATCATAACAAAGTTATTAGCACCGTGTGCTGAGATTGCTTGTGTTGAGATGTATGATACTTTTACTATATTACCATCTGTCAGTTTATTTCCTATTACACCATCACCAAAAGTTAAGGTGTAGTTACCATTCAACCCTTCTTCCAAGAAATAAATCAAACTAGTGTCTAAGTTTACTGCACCAGTTCCAGTTAGAATTGAATATGGAGATGCTTCGGAATAGATTTGATAATTTGTATTTGATATTGATTGCTGAACTAGTACTTTAATTGTACTTGTATCAATATTAGCATCTGGAACTTCAAATGTGTATGTTGGGTTTGATGTTGAATCAACAGTGAATGTGTAGTTTACTGGTATACCTTCCTTCAATTCTACGTTATAGAAGGTTGCTGTATTAGTGTTAGTATCAGTATTTACGGTTGTTGAATCTGTTGTTATGAAGTTATAGTTTATACCATTTACTGATTCTGATAAAAAATTAGTATATGATGGTAGTGTTAAACTAGAATCGGTAACACCACTTGCTATTACAGTAACATATGCTGTTGGTGCAATTGCTGATTTTGGTACGTAATTCAATAACTTAGCATGAGATACAACGGATGAACGTTGTAATGCAGTATCAAAGAACATTTCATTAGCAACCATGTTCAGATAGAATGCATTATATTGTGTATTGTATGCTAGAACATCTAGTAATACAGATAGACCAGACCCATCAAAGTTATAGTCTTTAAACGTATCCTGAGATCCCAAGAACGTTTTTAGATTACCTTTGATTGTATCAAAGTCTAATCCGACTAATTGTACATTTGAATTTGCTCCCGCCATTACCTTGTCCTTTTCAGAATTATGTTGATGCCTGTTGGTGTTGTATTATTACCGATATAAAAAAACATAGATACCTGATAAGCATCTTGGTCAGGGTATGCATTTATAGAGATGTTTGCAACTGATGCCCTTGGTTCATAATTATTAATGGTTCTAACTATTTCATCCTCTAGTAAACCGGCTGTTAGAGGATTTATTGGTTCAAATAATAACTTATTTATTTGTGATCCTAACAGGGGTTGAAAAGGTCTTTCAAAAGGTCCAGTAAGCAATAAATTTTTGACAGAACGAATTACTGCCTGTTCATCGTAACTGAACGACACATCTTTAGTTCCAGGTTGAGGTAAAAACCTCAAGTCTAGGTCTGAGTAAGTTGTATTTTGTATTGCCATCTTCTATTTATGGTGTTATTTGGGTGGTCCTACGGTTCCACCCTGTGGATCTGCGTGAACATGAGTATTGTATAATATACCACCAATCAATGCACCACCAGTGAGTGTTGATAATCCTGATGCAGCAAATGCACCAGTAATTGCCGTAGCACCTGTTATAGCAGTTGCACCTGTGATGAATGTTGATCCAGTAATACTTGTTATTGGTGCCAAAATAGTAAAGAATGGCATTGTTGCTATTAAACCAATAGTACCAGTTATTACATGAGGAAGTGGTTCTCCACCTGCTATTGGTACGCCACCAAGGATGTTTAACGATCCAACGGCACTGATATGACCACCAGCATTCAAATTACCATAGGCTGCTACAGACTGTTGTCCAATTATATCACCCCTTACATTAAGGTCACAGTTGACATAAACAGCATCTGTTGCCTGTAGCGTGATATCAGATGCAGTTATTATAACAGAACCTGCCACCGAAGTATCCATATCACCTTCAACAGTTTGAGAGCAATCACCACTGACTATTAAATTAGCATCTCCACCAATGTCAGCAATAAGATTACCATCAACTTTTAATTCAGTATCACCATAAACATGAACAGTACATGCTCCTTGAATGATAACATCATTATCATTTACTACAACATTAAATCCATTACCAACTATCTTATGAACAACATCACCTGATGCCTGATATTCTGTAAATGAACCAGAACGATGTTGGTGTCTTATTCTTTCGTTGCCTGGAGTGTCATCCATTTCCATAGAATGACCAGATGCGGTTAC